GGAGTGGAGGTAACACCCGAACAAGTATGCGCCTGCATGATTGGCCTAAAGCTGGCACGCCTAGCTAACGATATGCAACAGGACGATACATGGGTAGATATCGCGGGATATGCCGCGTTGGGCGGGGAAATCAGTCAATAAAAAAAACAGGCGAGTTGTTCGGGGTTGCCCGCTCGCCTGCTTCTCTAAAGACATTTGTAACTTGTGATATATGTTTAGACATAACATATATTACGGCCTGCCTGAACATCAGACAGAAGGGTATAATAACATGGCAAGTAAGACTTACAAGCAAAAACAACAAGAAGAAGAGTATAATAAATGGAAGCGCGAGCAGAGTCAAAAGCTGCATGATTCCGAAGATTTGTTCGGGTTAAAACAGACACATCACACCAGACATGTAAATAAATATTGTTCGGTTTGTGGCAGTCCGCAGGCATGGCGCTCATCAGACCACGGGACGACATGGCAATGCTGGGCACACGCAAAAGAGTTGTAGTAAGATACGCGCATCGGGACTCTCCTTGCCCATCGGGGTATGAATCTGGTACATTCCTACACTTTGGCGGACATCATGGCAGAGGAGGCTACGGTGCGTGGATTAAAGAACCCGAACAATTCTACGATAGTGCAGCGGAATCCGCTCGCCCGAACAATTCGAAGCGCGGGATTCAGGACGCGGATTGTGAAGAGTAAAAAGGGAAAAGGTTCGTATAAAAGAAAAGGGCGGTTTCAAGACCGCCCCTTTTCGTATGTATAATCTTCTTTTATCTTTCCCTGACCCTGTAGGTAAGTCCCATATGTTCCTGTTCTAGAGCGGTAATTTTGTTCAACTTCTTGAGCATACTCCCATTCATCGAATTCTTTATCTAGCAATAGGATTTTATCCCATGCCATTTGTTCTACCCAATACATGCCTACCACCTATGTCTAAGTCTTTTATGTTTCTTTAGCCTATAACGCAAAACTAATTTAATTGTTGCTACGTCCAGCTTCGTCATGCCTTTAGCTGGGCTAAACGCTTGAGCCATAATCCACTCGTTATTTTGCGTTTTGCACATTTCAAAATACCATCTTCTATGCACTGAACAGCTCCGCCCATCTATTCTTCTGTTTATCTGTCCAGCCGTAAGTGTCCATAGCTTGCCGCATGATGCGCTCGGCTGTTTCTGTCCATACTAGAGCGTTCTGCCGCGCCCATACCCATGCCCATAGCTCAGCAGTAAGTCTTGAGCGGCTTTGATACTCGCCAAGGATGTGACCCAACTCATGCAAGGCAGAAACATAATAGCCTGTATTCTTAGTCGGCCTGATGCAAATTTCCCTTGTTGCTGGACGCGCCCAATAACGCGGTACATCATCATGCATAGATTGATACGTTACCTTGATATTATTCTCAGCACAAAGCTGTTGAACGTGTAAGGCCATTTCGATTCGTTTCACTGTCATTTTACTTTCCCTTCAAGAAATATGTTTCTTTATACTTTACATTGCTATTATCATATGTTATCATTGTCAACAATAAAAGTGAAACTAATATCAAAAAGGAATGAAATCATGTTCACGAAAATGAAAAACCTCGGTTATAACGCCGATAAGAAACGTTTATACTTAGCGTATGGTTCTAATCTTAATATGTCTCAGATGGCGTACCGTTGCCCCACTGCAAAGCCTGTAGGGGCAGCTATGATTTATGGATGGGAGCTATGCTTTCGCGGCGTGGCTGACATCATTAAGTCAGACGACCCGCAGATGGTATTGCCTGTAGGCATCTGGGAAATCAGCCCAGCGGATGAATATGCGCTAGACGAATATGAAGGCTATCGCCCTGACAAGCCCCGTAAAGGCTTGTACGACAAGATTAAGGTTGCTGGTATTATGACGTACCAGATGACACGCAGGGATATTGCTAAACCTGGTCAGGCATATTTCAAAACTATTCTTCAGGGCTATAGAGATTTTGGGTTAGACACTAACTATCTGTATGACGCGGCTGGATGGGCGCAATATGAAGAAGAACAGCGCGACAACGTATTCGGATTGGAGAGCGCATAATGGATAATCACGATAAAACAATTAAAGATATTGTTGTGGGCGTAAAGGGCATGAAAATTAATATGCTAAGCAAAATCAACGCTGATAATATTCAACTCAAAAGAATGCTAGACGACATTAAAGAAATGATTACACTTTCTAGAAGTGTTGGGGAAGTCTCTAGAAGAGTTCACCAATATGATGAAGAGTCTGCAATGGTTTTAATTAGGCAAGCTAAGACGCTACTGGACACAGTTTCTTTAATGCAAGTGAATTATAACAAGCTTTCAGAAGAAGTAAAAATTCATCTTGATGATTTAGAGGGCAAATAATGGCTGAACATTTTGACGAATTACTAGCGGAGCGGGGAATGAAAACCCCGTACCCGCGCATCGAAGCAAAACATGAAGATATCAACGTGCTTATCAGAAAAGCAAAAGAAAGCCTTGCGGACGCTGAATGGAACGATTGTAATTACAAACTGCTTACAAATAAAAGAGCATGGTTGCAGTTTCTATTGATGGAAAAACGCAGGGGTGTTGAGCGTTTCGTTGTTGGCCTTGAGCCGCGAAGGGAGATTACCAATGAGTAATAAATTTGATAAAATTATTGCTGAAATGAAAGAAGAAGCGCGAGGGGATTTAAGGTTTAACAAAATGATTACCGCGCAAAGAGATTCCCTTATTAAAGTCGGTAAGGTTTTGATTGAGATTGAAAAGGACGTTCCTGAAGATGTTTGTATTAACGAACATATCAGGGCTGCTGTAATTAGCATTGGATACGCACTCAATGATTACAATAAAGCATTAAGAGACATCAAAAAGGAGTTGGAAGAATGATTTATCGCGGTTTATCTTGGTCTTGTCTTTTGTTCGGGTTATTCCTATTCTTAAGCGCTTGGGAAATTGTTCGGTTTCAGCAATCCGCCAGCGAAATTATTGCCATGTTATTTATCGGAATGATGGGTGCTGTAGTCGGCGCTTTTGGATTGTTCGGGTTGTGGGAATGCTGGCAAAAAAGGGGCAATTAGGTTTGGTACTTTGAGGTTTGGCTACCAAACCTAATCTAACCAAACTTGGGAAGTGTTGTTTTTCAATAACTTACAGAGCAACTTTGGCAGGTTTGTTTTTAAAGTAAAATCTCACCAAACCTTAGTTAAGTTATTGAAAACAACTGTGGTTTGGTAGGTTTGGTAGGTTTGTATATATATATATATATGGGAACATACCAAAGTTCCCCATATATTATTCAAAAAGGAGTGGCGAAATGCCCAAAGTCGGAGAGAGCTTAACCAAGGAACAAACTGCTGTAGGCATGGAGCGGCTGAAGCCTCAACAGCAAAAGTTTCTGGACTTGTATTTTAATGGCGATAAAACGCAGACCGCATCCGCGAGGGAAGCTGGGTATAAAAACCCTGCTGTAGCGGCTGTAAGGCTACTCAGAAACCCCATAGTACAGGAACGCCTAGAAGAGATGCGCCTAGAAGCCAGAACGAAGTATGGCGTAACTGTGGACAAGTCTGTGCGCGACCTAAAGAAGATGCGTGACGAAGCATGGGAGCTAGGTAAATATGGTGAAGCAATCCGCGCAGAAGAGCTTAGATTGAAGGCAACAGGGTTACTTATCAACAAGAGCCATGTAATGCATGAAGATGTTAACGCCATGAACAGGGAGCAAGTGCTTGAAAAGCTTGAGGAGTTTCAGCGTATGGCGCAGCGTAGGATGAAGAACGTAACACCAGAACAAGAAGAGGTTGTAGAGATAACTGATGATAACGAAGAAGAGTAAATAGTCCCAAAAAATACCGTTTTCGCGGGGAGGCGGGGTTCACTTCCTCGGGAATCGGGGATTTGTTCGGGAATCGGGCCTCGGGGTGGCTGCCTCGGGGCCTTTTTTGCGTGCAGCGCCAGGCATCGGGCTTGAATTGTTCGGGTTATCGGGGCCGGGGCATCCCGGCGACCCGTAAAATTGTTCGGGTTCGGGCCCCGGCGTCCCGGCTGCCCTGGGTATCGGGGTTCATCGGGCCTGGGAAGACCGGGGTAAGTTTAACAATTGTTCTGACCAGGGCCCGGCGTTCCAGGCCAGCAGCGCCCCAGGGCCGAAGACCGCACAATTGTTCGCCCCCCCGGCCCTCTTCCCAGGGAGGCAGCCCGTGAATCAGACCGCTGCGGGTGTCAAATGTTTGACACAAAAAAGTGCATTTTTTTCTTGATTGAGTGAAAATAGTTTCCTATACTATTATTATAGTGTGAACGAAACAAACTAAACGAGGACGACATGGCTATCTATTATCATACACCAAAACAAAACAATGGCGTTTACGTCATCTGGTCAAAAGCAAAGTCTTTAAAAGAGATTGCACTTAAACTATCCGAGCGTCATGATGACATTGTTGTGACCACTGGTAAAAGAAACGGCAGGCGTGGCAGCAGCCCAATTGTGCCAACTAAAAAGTATCTTTTGCTTGATGGCAAAATGTTACCCGTGAAACAAAACTACTTGCAAGATGAGCTTGCTCGCTTGCTTCCCGCTAATTAAGGAGGGTCAGATGGACTACAACAAGGAAGAAATCACAGAATACTTTGACGATTGGCTCGCGGACACAATGCAGTCACAGGGTCACGAGTGGGTGAAGGACAACCTAGACGACCTACACCACCATGCCTTCAATACTGACTATTACATCATTGGCACGGAACGCGCTATTAACTGGATGGGCAGTTATTGCTGGGACATCATGCAGTTTGTGAAAAGCTATGAAATCGACAACTTCGGCGAGCTAATGACTGATGTTACCAACCCAGAGCGCTTAGTTAATATGTACGTTTACATCATCGGCGAGGAAGTCGTGAGTGAGTACGTCATGGAACAGGAGGCAGCGTAATGGAAGACTTAGAAATTATCCGCTGTGAGAATGGCGTTGGTGAGTGGGAGATTTATCCCACAGGTGAAACCTTTGACACAAGAAAAGAAGCTGAGCAGCGGCTAGCTGAATTAGAGAAGGGGGCAGCGCAATGAGAAATTATCTAGTTACCTTAACCCGGGGCGGGCGCTCTTTCTTTGTCACAGCGAGCAGCTCCCAGGCAGCAGAGCAAATTGTTCTGGATTTTGAACCATACTACAACCCAGATTGGGGACTCGTGGTTCGGGATGCCTAGAAATGTTCGGGTCGGCGGCCCGTAATCCGCCGTGTTTCCTCCCAAACTGGGCCCGCTTCGGCGGGCCTTTTTTTATCCGCCGGGGAAGGCCGAACAATTGTTCTGCTGCACGAGTCCCGCTGCGCCGAGCCCGCTGCTGAATCGCTGCGCCGATGGTGTCAAATTACTGACGCGATAAACTGTATTTTTTTCTTGTTATGATGAAATAAGTTTCTTATAATATAAGAGTAGAAACGAAACAGGAGACTAAAATGATTAAGGTAACTTATAAGATTGATTATCTGGATAACGAACCAGATGTAGAATATTTCGATACCATGCAGGAAGCGCACGAGTGGGCAGATGAAGAGATGGTGCGCCGCGTTGAGTGGGCAGTTACTCATTCACCTCATACCGTCACAGAGAAAGAGGAGCGCGAGCTATTAGAGACTGAGATTAGTCTTATCTCTTTTTCAGAGGAGTATGACGATGAGTAATATTTGGACATTAAAAGATTTTACGCTCGCGCCTAAAAAGGTAGTGGACGAGCATTTCAAGGCGGTCAATCACTTTGCAAAGAATTTGCCTGCTGATTACAATAACTACAAACCGATGAAGGGTTACAGGCACAAGAAGTTTAAAAACTATCAACCGCATGAAGTTCCGAAAGTGGGAACAACAATGTCTTACAAAGGCGAGTTTGTAACTGTTCTCGCAAAAGACAAGGCGCATTTCGTTGCTAGCGGAGTCAAGGTAGTAAACGTGCTTTACGTTAGCTGGGGGAAAGACCCAGAGTCAAAGACCGCGCCGAAGTTCACTTGGGAGAATTGGGAAAAGCAGACAGGATTTAAACGGAGGAAGAAATGAACAAGAAGTACAAAGTTTTTTATATCACAACATATATGAAGAACGGGGATGTGTGGCAAACCAAACGCGGGACAAATGAGGAGTTTGAGGCGTGTTTTAGTTATTGCTGGAAAGGCGACAATGTTCAAAGGGTGGAGGTAGAAGAAAGAATGGAGGAGCTGAATCTGACTAAACCCGAACATATTATCTAATCCCCGGCGGGCTGCGCGTGCAGCTCGCCTTTTCCGGCCCTGGAAGTGAACAATTGTTCGGGCACCGGGCAGCACAGCGCTTGAGATTCGGGACATCGGGGTATCGGGGATTTACATAATGGTATTGGTATAGGCTGCCAGCCTGGTATTGGTAATGGTATAGGATGAAAAATCCGCAGAATTCCGCCGAAATTCGCCGAAATCCGGCGCGGAAATTAATTTTCAGAAAAATAAAAAAGCCAATGTTTTCAGTAGGATAACCCGCACAATTGTTCTTGTTTGCAACTTGTTTCTTTGATATACTGTATAGGCTAGGGCTTGCCCTTGCATTGTGAAACTAAAAAAGGAAACAAAAACAATGACTTACTGGAAACAAGATTACACTTACCCTACATTTGGCGCGGAATTAGAATATTATTTTTCAATGCCTAGCGTTTGCAATTCAATCCGCAAGGTTGAGCAAACCTTATACGAGGCTGGCTTTACATGGTTACAAGTTAAACTAGACGGCACTTATGAGGTAGACGTGGAAATAGTAACGCCGCCATTGCCAGACGTGCCGCAAGTATGGGCGGATATGTCTGCCATAATGGAAATATGCAAAA